CCAGTCGGGGCACAATTCATATCCATAGCGGATACGTTGCATAATTTCCTGAGCACCTGTGTATTTGTGCGCCGCTACTAGAATAGTTTGGTCTGGATTAAACATTGCATACCACAATAAGTAACCCGCCGCACAAGTTGTCTTACCACTTTGACGTGGCATCATGTTTACGTTAAAACGATAATTATGATAGCTTTGTAATAAACGTTCTTGATACTCGAACGGTTCAAATTTAGTTTTACCTAATTTAGGATGTTGAATATAGAAGAAGTTCTTACAATAGTGCATGTAACCTTCTACGGGGTCAGAACACTTTAACAAGTGTTCAACTTGCTCTTCTGTAAACTTCTCTTTTGTATGCGCTTTTTTGGTTAAGACGCCGTCTAATGATTTTGCCATACTTTTATTTACACAAAAAAAGGGGTCCTAAGACCCCTTTTGAACTGCGAACGAACTAATTCTTCTTATCTTTCCATGCGAGCGTCATAAGCCGCTCTCACCGCAGCCTTTTTATCTTGATAACGCTTGTAACGAGCTTTATCAGCATCACTTGCTCCGTCTTTTTCAGCGGCTGCTTTTAATCTGTCATGATCGTGTTTGTCCATTTCACGAGCATGTTGTGCGGCTGATGAGTTAGGATTATATGCTTCAGTTTTCTTAGCTTTAATTTCTTCGTACATTGATGATAAACGATTTACTAATGGATTTGTACCACGTTCACGACTTAAAGGACTTTCGCCGCCCTTAGAGTTCATGTCGTCACCTTTCATAGTAACTGCCGGAAGTCCGTGTGTATGATGTCCTGAACCGCCTTGTGGTGTATTACCCCATGCTTCGTGGTCATCACCTTGAACTTCATCAACTGCGTGATCTGGACCAGGGCCCATTGGTTGCATTCCTTCCTCTTCTTCGCGTGAAGGATGATCTGGACCAATTTCTGACCATTCATCTACATCAGGACCAGGACCCATTGGTTCCATTTGTCCTTCATCACCGACTAACACATCCTTGTGATCGCCATGTTCAACACCCTGTTCAATAGCACGGATAACGTCCATTAAGTCACGAACACCTTGTGTACCTTGCCCAGTCATTGTAACGTTCATCGAAACGTTATCTGCTTGCTTAGGAGCCATTGCTGGTCCGCCGATCATAACACCACCACACTCTTCGAGTGATTTACCTTCATCAATTGCTTTTAACTTTGCTGTTAATTCATGGAAATTCATTTCATTGCTCCTAACATTTTACCTACTGGGTCAATAGGTCTCTTAGCGATAGGGCTATGTGTTCCCTTCTCTACTTTAACATCCTTGTGACTCTTATATTCAGCTGCCGCGCTTGGAGCACTTTTAGCTAAAATATCATCATTGTAACCTGAATACTGTTTACCAGTTGTTCTTGGTTGACCTTCTAATTCTTTAATAAAACTTAACTTTTGTTTTTCACTTGCAAGTTCGCTATGGTCGCTAGGATCTTGATATGTTCCTACTAATGCGTCATGTGTGCGTTCATCATGCTCATGATTAATATCCCATTCTTTCCATTCGCCTAAAGTTTTTGCTTTAATCGTTGCAAGTGGAATGCCTAACGAGCTTGCAACTAAGTCGCGAACTTGTGGAGCATTTGCTGGATAATTTGTAACAACATCAAAGAATGTAACTTCTACATTTTTGTGTTCTGGAAATTCTTGTTGCATTTCTGCAATCGGTTTACGACGTCCTGCTGATACGCTAGTAACGTCATACTGTGCAAGAGCGGCTTTAATTGCTGATTGTGCGTTAGCTGGTAAGTCGCCACACATAATTAGCTTAAATTCGTACACTTTCTTGCTTTCTGTTAGATATTCTTTAAATGATTTCATATTCGGATCCTGATACTATATTTATTTCATTTGCTTGAGTTTTTCTAGCAAGCTGTTACGATCTGCTACAATAACACCTTCGCCTTGTATTGTTACGCTTTCATCTGCACCTGATGTATCGTTGTCAAGTTTTTGCTTTTTCAACTGTAAATCAATCATTTTTAACTTCTTATCAAGTTTAGCAGTTTTAGCACTAATAGCATGTCCAAGCATACCTGCGGCAACTTCAAACAAACGTGCTGAGTAACGTGCTTCAACATTCATGCCTAAATCCATAATATCTTCATAAGCGTCTTTTGCTCGTTGTGCAAGTTCGTCGAGCTCTTGATCGCCTGCATCTCCTAATCCATTAACTTGCGGAAGTGCGGCTGATATTTTATCAAACTCACTCATATCGCGGATAAACGGCTTTGCAATTTCTTGCTTCTTAGCGGCCTTCTCATCTGCTTTAATGATCTTTTGGCTTTCAGGTAGCTGTAGTAATTCTTCAAGTTTTTTAGTCATACTTTACTTATGCCTATATTCTTGCGAAGATATCATTTTCGTTTAAGATTCTGAACTTAATACCTTGCTGTTTGCACCATGCTTCTGCCATGCGCCACTTTGCTTGATTCTTAATGTACTGTGCTTGATTGTATTTGTTCTTACCTACACGTTCTAAGATTTGTTGCGAACTAGGTTTAATCTCAATTAATTCAGTTAGCATTTGTCCATGCTTGTTTACGTACTGAATAAAAAAATCCGGAATATAAACAGTTTGTTTATTAGTTAACGGATCTCTATAAGGTATTTGTACAGCTTCACTTGCCCATTTTAAAATACTAGGGTTTGTATCGCAGAAATTCATAAACGTCCATTCCCAGCTAGAACGGAATATAGGCATCTTAGTACCTACATATTTTTCTGGGTTCTTAGGGGTGAATTTACCACGAGCAAACTTTGCCATATTACACTAGAATATTACGACTTTCAAGGAAGTCGGTCTGGATAGCAGTTCTGTATCCTAGCAGACTTGTATTTTCTCTGTACGAGTTTAACACCTGTGCTACTACTTGAGTAAGTTGTGCATCTGTTAACCCTTTTAGTTTATCTAACAAACTAAAAACACTCACACCTTCGGCACGAGCTTGGTTTAATAAAATGATTGCTGTTGAACTAGCACTATTAGCATCGAAATTTCTTTTTACAAAAAACGCTGTAGTAGCATCGATTTCGGCAGCAGGGAAACTAACTGGGTTAGTAAACTTGTTATCAAAGAATTGTTTAACTGGATTTGATGCCGACGATGGTAGATTTCCGATCATAATGTGCCTTATATTGTAATTTGTGATGCTGGAGTTGAAGTACTAGCTACTGCTTGCGGGAACATGACTCCTGCAACACCACTAGTACTTTGCGGAGTTGTAGTTGTTGTAATACCAGTAGGTGCTGTTGTTGTAGGTTGCTGTGTATTTTGTGCAGTATTAATTTGAGTGATTACTGTGTTTAGAATAGATGCGCTTGCATTTTCAACATCAAACGCTTGTACAAAACTAGGATCAACCACTGTAGGATCAGGATTAACGCCTTGCAACGGACTTGGGCCATTGTCGTAATGTTCTAAGTCAAATCCTTCTGGGTCACCTGCTGTAACTTGTCCTACACTATAACTCACAGCTTCGTATTTTAATCTCATATCAAAGTCATGTGTTTGACTGTTTTGTGCGTAATCTAATCTGTTATGGTTCCAGCTAGTTATAATCGGGTTCCACAGTTGATACATTACATATTCATGGCGTGCCATCTGATAAACTTTAATGTACGAAAAGAATGGCTGTGTACTTCCGTTATCGTAACCGTAGCTGCCTTGAATATAGTTAGAATTCTGTGTTGCTGTTCTGTTGTACGCACCTTGAACATTCTTAGCAGTTAACGGATCTGCATAGTAGTAGCTATAATAATTTTGCCACACTTGGTTGATTAATCCCATATTGTCATCGTGGAATTTAATTCCGATTTCTTGTGGCTCGTATTGATATTGCACAGCTTTCTTTCTATTATACTGATTTAACATCTCTGTTTTAATCTGAAAGTTAGGCAAGTCTGCTGCCTTAACAAGCATATTAATTTCAGTGCCATAGCGTTGAACAAGTGTTGTATTCTGCAAAGCGGCTTGATTAATACCA